ATATGTGGTTTTAAACTATCAATATCAATGTTACCCGATAAAGAAGTTATTCGTGGTATGTCGTTAGGTTTAAGAAGTAGTTTCATTTGTAATTGGGTCTAATTTAGGTTTTCCTAATAATTTAACTGCCGTTTCTCTATTGTATCCAAAGATTACGTCTAACATATTTATAGCTGAGTCGTAAGTTGTTAAACCTTGCGCATAACTCGCTTGTATTTCTAAAAGTGATTGAACACCTCCGACGCTACCTTTTAAGTTCGCTTGTGCGTCTAATGTCTTTTCGTCTAACGCTACTATTGATGTGTCGTTGTTTTGGATTTCTTCGTTAGTTTCAAAATCTTTAAATTCTAATTGCTCAATTCCAATCGCCTCAAAGAATGGTAAAATTCCACTTATAAAAGTTCTTCTGTAAGGATTTATTTTCATCCTGTAAAGGTCTTTAAGTGCCACTTCTCTTTCATCGGCATTACTCGAAAATCCGTTACCAGTATTTGAACCAGCAAATATTACTTTCGGAGCGGAATGAGCAACTATTAATTTACGTTCGGCTTCCTCACTATAGAATACGTTGTGTTGTGCAAATTCAGGTGGTGCAACTCTATCAACAGTAAGAGCGTTTTCCATTGATTCATTTTGAGAAACTACAACCTTACCAGCGTTTTGACTCCCTACAACTTTAGAACGTAAATCGTCTGCATCTTTTTTCGCCTCGTTAGGGTCTGCAATCATACCATTATTAGAGTTAATAATGGTTATGTCCTCCATTCCGTTGCGATACTTATTAATACCAGTATTTGCAATTTCGCCCTCAATTTGAGCCCAAGGAATCCCGCTTAAATAGTCAGGTATTGGGAAAAATGGTTCTTCTGTAGGTCTACGAATGTAGATAATTTCTAAAGGATTTTCGTTCCATTTACCCGTAAAAATTGGATATAATTTTGGTTTGTATTTGAATTGTTTCTCCCAATCATAACTAAACCAATACCCATCAACTTTTATTGTTTCTTGGTCGTAATTTGGTGCAAGTTTGTAAATAGGTAAATACTCCATTTTCAAAGGTTGGTTTTCTTTATTCCAAATTACCTGCAAGGCGCAACCACCATATTTATATAAATCCTTTACGGCTAATTCTTGGTCGTCTAAAGATAAATATTTTTCAATTCCGACAATACCCTCGCCAAAGATATAAGAGGCGTAAGAGTTAATTATTGATGCGTTTGTAGGGCTATCGTCGTAAGCGTCACGATAAATTTTAAAATTCTCGTTATTCTTACCATTTAAAACCCAATTTCGTCCGAAAACTGGTTTTATATCTATAGGTTGGTACTTCGAAAACGATTCGAACGTATGTATATTATTCTTTGAATTGGAAATACTCATCTTTTTGCGTGTTATATTCGTAATTCTGTACGTCAGTGTCTTGTTTTAATACGATTAATTTACCACAATATAGCAAATAATCGCCATCTTTAAGAGTAAATTCGTATTTATTTTGTATTGTAAAGTCAGTAGGTTGTTCATCGATTGTAATATTTAGCTTATTGTCAATCGTATATGTGATTTCGGGTGTTATTTCTACGTCTGTAAGTTCATTTCGTAGGGTTAATGAAAGAGTTTCGAAGTTGTATTTACGTGGAATACACGAAAAAGTTAACGGCTCATTTAAAAAAAGTACTTTCATTTTGATTTTGGTATAAAAAAAGCCTACCATATTGATAGGCTTTTATTAATAATGTTCTACTATACGTAAGTTTTTAACGCTGTTGCGTAATCTGTAAGAGCGTCACCAGTTAAGATATAAAGACTTGATAAATCCGCCTCCATTGTATTAATGGTAATTTGACCGCCTTTGAAATCTCCGATTGTTCCACCGCTATTATAAATCGGTGCTGATGCTAATGCGCCATTTTGCGAACCAATAGCCTTAACCGTCCCATCGTAATACTCTAAAAAGATTACATTTTCGTATTTCGTTAATTGAGTCATTAAGTTTGCAATTTCTAATTCAGCACCTTTAGGCTCTGAAAAGAAAACCGTAATCGCTCCATTATATCCTACGTTTCTATTATCGCCTCCACTTATCCCAGTTTCAACATAATTTGTAGTTGTATTTTTAACCTCTAAACGAGCGATTGAAGTCGCTGGAAAATATGTAGCTAAGTCAGTAACTCCAGTTGGTGTAGTTACTATTCGGTTTGTTGAATTAAAAGCACCCACACCAATGGCACGAACTCCAGCTTGTGTAGATTGGTCTTTTAATTTTACCGATTTTGTTAATGTCGTTGGCATATTTTAAAATGTTTTAAAAGGGCGATATTTCACGCCCTTGTTAATTTATTATCCTACGTATAAAACGTTAAACTTTTGATTTGCTACGTGAGCACCAATTGACAATACAGATTTGATAAACATATCCTCTCTGTTTTCTGCAATTCTATCAATTTTCATTGTGTTGTTATCACTTGCTAAATCAGTAACCCAAAATAAGTGTGATTTTAAAGCTGCGATAATTGCGTTATTTGGAAGCGGAACGAACTCAATTAACAATCCGTTGAATCTAAATTCAGTCGCAGCCTCATTCACTACGAATGGTCTGTTGAAATCAGAAGTTACATTGTTTGCTGCAACGATTAATTGCTTAATGTTTTTCGGTGCATAGATAATTGGTTGCTCATCATTAGCCAAAACCTCCGCTGGAATTGCAGCATAAATTTTGTCAAACTCAGCTTTAATATTTGCAGCCGTGATAGTTGTTCCAGCTACTTTAATACGTGTACCTAATCCAGCTGTTGCTGTTGCGTTAGAATCATTGTAAATCATTTTAACTAAAACGCCATCAATTTGAGATGCAGTTAATGCAGCCACTGCTGTTTTTTCTGCTGCTCCTACTGCGTTCTGACCAGTTCCAGCTGTTAATGCTGCTACTGCCGTTTTAGTCGCTGCCGTTGCTCCATTCCAAAATTCATTCTCTAATGCTAAAGCCATTTTCTTTGCATAGATACCACCGATAACAACACGCTCAAATTCTGAACTCATATTGTTCCAAGCACCCGCTGCCATATCTCTTTTAAAACGTGAGAAACGTAAATTGTCTGGGCAAAATTCTTGGTAGAACATCGCTTTCTTTGGTGTTACTACTGAGTCAAATGCGCTTAATTCACCCGCACTTGTTGGAACACCGCACACAAACTCTTGAAGAGTTGCAGTTGCACTCGCCTCTGTGAAAATTGTTTCTGCTTTTACGTCTGTTTCAAACGTTACTAAACCTTTAGCTATTGTTTGATTTTCGAATAAGATTTCTTCGATAATCGGCTCGGCTGCTATACCTCTAATGTCTACTTTGTTATAAGTTATTGCCATTGTTTTTAAATTTTATTAATTGTTTTTTTGTAATCTAAATTTTTCTAATGCCTTGTTAGGATGTTGAACTACCTCAACTGGTGCGTTTACAATTGATGGAGCTGCTGGAATTTCGCTTTTGAATTTTGCAAAATCAGATTCGATTTTCTCAACTTGTTTTTTCATTGTTTCAAGTTCCGCCTCTTCTTTTACTTTGTCAGCTTCCATTGTTGCCAATTTCGCTTCTAAGTCTGCAACTTTAGCTTTCAACATTTCGTTTTCCGCTTCGTAGTCAACTTTGGTTTCTTCTGCTGCTGGTGGCGTTTCTTCTTCTGCCATTTTCTCAGCTTCTAATCTTGCAGCTTTTTCTTCTTCGGTTTCTTCAACCTCTGCGGCTGCATCACCAGAGAAAAAAGTTTTGCAAAGATTCCAAAAAGTTTCTGGATTTTTTTCTTTACTCATTTCTATTTCTGTTTTAAAATTACTTACTAACTTACGCCCTAAAGACGCCTCAATGCTTAAACCATCTAAATTACCGCTCTTGCATTGTTGCCAAACCTCATCATTTTCAATCTTAAAACCTTGTATTAAATCCCCTACTTCTGTAGACAATCCCAACGCCTTAGATTTATCAATTTCAGCATCTTTAACAATCCAATTTTCTATTTTAAAAACTCCGTTTATTGGTGTTTCGGTATGGTTTACATTTACTCTATTGTCGCCTTTGTGCTTTGCGTAATTCTCTTGAAACTTTTCAATACTTTCAGCACTAAAAAAGCCGTAATGCGCTGGTATTTTATCGGTTTCTTTACGGAATATTAACTTATTTGGACGCATTGCAACGGCATAAATAACCCTTTTTTCTTCGTTTGCAAAGAATATAGGCTTTTCAGTTTCACTATTAAAATACATTAGCGTACTCTCAACTGCTGGGTCTTTAACTAAAGACGTTGTAAAGTGTTCACTTTCTGGATTAATAATAAATTCATATATCGGGTGTTCCATAAATTATAAATGTAAAAAAAGCCTATCCGATTACTCGAATAAGCTTTTAAAATTACTAACCAAACAAAAATTTTTCACGTCCTTTAATCTGCTTTGTGCAACTTCACACAATTATTTGGAACAAATATAAATAAATTTTTTTAATTAAATACTATTTGCTTCAATTTTATTTCTATCTAAACTTTGAGCCGTTGTAACTTCTTGAGAAACTACGAACGCTTTAACTGGTTCTTGTGTATTAATTCCATTTGTAACTTGGTTTGCGATTTGGTTTTCGGTACTATTTTGAAAACCTACGCTTGGTGTTCCTGATGCGCTTGGACTTGATGCGGATTGACCTCCACCTCCACCAGCCGAACCGCCACCTCCCAATGCGCTCAATGCTTTTGCAGTTGCAGCTATTGTGGTTGCAACACCTAAACCAGTAGAAATATTATTTGCTGCTATAACTGGTGCAGCACTTGCTCCACTTGTTGCAATCGCTTGTGGTGTTGCTAAAGCTCCAATATTAGCCGCATTATTTGCAATAATCATTTTACCAATACCTACTGCATTTTCTGCTATAATAGCCGCTTTTTGTAATGCTTTATTTTTACCAGCTATTGCACTTAAAAACCCAACTGCCTTATCCGCTAAATTTGTTTGAGCTTCTTGAATAGCTTGTTTTTGTTCAGCAACCGCCTTTTCAATATTTATTTTATCTTCGGCTTCTTTGTTTGCAATTTCAGTTGTAAGGTCTGAAAATTCCGTTTGCCATTTTAATTGATTTTGTGCATCTTCAACTCTTTGCTCTTGTGCTAAAAAATATTGATTTGTATCTGCATCGTTAACGGCTTTGTCAAACGCTGCTTTTTCCGCTAATTGTTTTTTATAATCTTCTTCACGTTTTTTACGTGCTTCTTCTACTGCCCTATCTCTTTCGTCTTGTAACTTTTTTAAATGTTCTTTTTCTTTTTCTTCGGCTTCTTTTCGTCTGTCTGTTTCTTCTTGCCTTACTTCAATACGATTTTGAGCGTTTAATTTTCTACGTTCTTTAATACTATCCTCGTAGATTTCATTTTGATTTTTAAATTCTTCGTAAGCACGTTTTGCCGTTTCTTTTTGTGCGTCCGTTGCATCTTCTGAACTTGCAATTCTTCGAGCGTCTAAAAAAATAGAACGTGCCTTTTGAACGTTTAAGTTTTTTTCTGCAACCTCTTGGTTAATTAATTCTTCTTTTAGTTTACGAATAGCCTCAGCACTTGCGCCCGACGCCTTAGCCATTGCAATCTGATTTTCATTGTGGAATTTAGTTTCTTCGTTTGCTTTTTTACTTGACTTTGCGAGGTTATCAATTTCTTTAGATAGTTTTAAATTTGCTTTTTCCGCTGCTGCTGCCTCACCACTAAAGTCACCAATTGCACCCGATAAATAAGCAATACCCGCTACTAATCCCGCAATAGCTGCTATCACTAAAGTAATAGGACTTAATAAAACCGCTAATGATGCGTTAAGTATGTTTGTGGCTATTGTTGCAGCCGTTGTAGCAACTGTTTGAATAGTAAAGCCACCAGCCATTAATGTACTACCAACTGCACCCGCCTCTTTAGCTGCAGTGTTCTTTATATTGGATGCCGTGTTAACTTCCGTTGCCGTTGTATCAACCGCCTTTGTAGTTGCTAATGCCGTGAACGTGCTTACTACTTGTGCTTTTAACTTTTGAAAATCGTCTGTTAATTCTGTGATACGTCCGATTGAATCACTGAAAGCCATTGCAGCCTGTACCTTTAAAAGTGTCTTTTCGGTTTCTGCATTTTCTGCACCAAATAAAGCCATTCCCGAAGTAATACCCGAAGTCGCTACTGCTGCTGCATTAACCGCCGTTGCCATAGATTGAAACTTTCTGTCAGGATTAAAGCCCTCAACTAAATCATTTGCGAAACCCATTTGATCCTTAAGTTGTGCAACCTTTTTAGCTGCCTCAACCGCCTCTTTTGAAGTTTCGCCATATTGTTGTGACACTTTTAACAAGTCTTGCGTCGCCTCACGAATTTGAGTTTTAAAAGATTTTTGACTTTCGGTATTTTCTTTTGTTGCTTTCGTGTTGGCTTGTGTTGAACGTGTAACGCTTTCTTGTGCATCGTCTAACTTTACAACTTCTTTAGCGGTGTCATCCGCGTTGGTTGTGTATTTAAGATTTATATTTTGATTAATGTCTTCGAACTCTGCCATCTTAATAGTTTAAAAGTGTTAATTTAGTTTTACCAGTTGTTACGTCTATATTTGCCTCAAGTGTTTCGAAACGTGTTTCTCCAATTACAATATCATTTTGCAAACGAAATCCTTTAGGTCGTAAAGGCTCTGCATCGTTTATATAAATCTCGTTGCTTGGTAAATTTAAAGTATAGATTTGTGATAATGCATTTATATTTAAAAGCCTACCTATAAATTTAGAGTAGTAAAGAGAATATAAATTTTTGATATAATCTACATTTTCAATTCGTAAAACTGAAAATGCTAATGAATTATTATTTTGTTTGCAATACGGCATTGACTTAATGTATTGCGTTAAACTCGAATTAATTAATACATCCGAACTACTTACATTCTGACAACTTAAAGCGGGTATAGTTTCCGCTCCGTGATAGTACATAAGAGTTAATTCGTCTAAATTTGGTGAATATCTTACCTTGTCATTGTCTACTATTGATGGATTTTCAGAAGTGAAACCATAAGAAGTATAAATTTGTGAGCCGTTTATGTAAATAGGTGGAACTATACTAAATTCTGTTTCAACTTTAAACTCATTTGGTTTCGTTGGTTTTACTAATGGATAATAAATTTGTCCGTATTCGACGTTAAACTGCTTTTTGAAATCTCTATTACTTCTATAATTACTTGTTTTGTGTTTGAAATTATAGTAGTTATAAGGATTATTTACGCTTTTTGGAACTTCTTTTTTATCGGCATAAAGTGTATAGTCACTTTCTAATTTCGAATATATTTTATTCGGTGTGCTAATATCGTCAGGCGATAAAAATAAAAGATTTTCATCACTTGGGCTTGAGTCGTAAATAGATAAATTAAAGGTTTTTAAAAATGATGTTAAGAAATCAATCACTTTAACATTTGGTAAAGACGTTATTAAGTTCGCAAGGTGGCAACCAGTAGCATCGCTATTGATTGAATTAGTATAACTGCTTGTTGCCGTTGTTGGTGTTGACGGATTTGAAAAAGGACGTCTATAAAAAATCCTTGTATCCATTGACTTCCAAAATATAGGTTTTGAAACTCTGAAATAAACATAAAATTCGAACTCATCCCCATCAAAAAACACAATAGGAATATCAGGTCTGAAATCATTGTCGCCATTCTTAACTTCAATATCGTAGCTTATAATAGAAATATTATCAGACTTTCGTACAAAATCTACGGTTATAGTTGCAGTTGAATTTTCATCGCCACAAACTACGTCTTTTAATTTAATTCCAAACTCACAAAAATTAACCGATGCGTTCTTGGTTATTTTTACCGAACTATCTGTAAAGTTCGCAACCGCTTTACCTAAGTCTATAGGTTTATCGTTTACAAATTGTTTATTTATGATGAGTTTCTTTGATTGTAAACTTGCTAAATTGTTGCCATTGCACCAAACAAACAACTCTTTTAACTCGTCTTTTGTAGCTAATGGAATATCGATATTAAGATTATATTTTGTTTTAATTAGATTGATAATTGAAACCACATCAATACTCGGGCGTAACTCGTCAATGTTAATAACTCGGTCTTTGTTAGGGTTGTTACTTGCGTTGTAAATAATATTATCAATATTATTTACACTGTCCTCGCCCTCTACCCTTGTCCAAACTCTGTTGTTTGACCATAAAGGAATATAGTAACGAATACCGTTAACAATAGAAGTAGATTTTAAACGATTGTAAACGTTATCAGGTTTCCAACTTACCTCATTATTATTACTTAAATTACTAATCGTATCGTCTCCTATCCTATCTTTTAAACTTAGAAATTCAGTATTAAAACTTGCCGTAAAACTATCGGCTTTATCATTTTTATACTTAACGCCCTCTATTTTCAAAATCCCTTGTTGGTTTAAAATTCCATTAGTATAGATTTTGCATTTAAGTTTATTGTCGGTAATGTTTTTTTGTAGCTCAGTATTACCGAAAAAATCCAATGCTTTTTTGTTTTTGTCGGTTGCTGGGATTGAAAAATTTTGACTAAACGGCGCAAAGACTTTCGTAATATCTTGTAAATCTTTTTTACTAAGTTTTAAAGATATACTTTCATCTTTATACAAATCCAACTTAGTAAAAGTTAGATTATCAATTGATACGTAAATTTCTGTGATTATAGTCATTACCTTATGTCGAGAATTTTGTTATTTGTTTCTTCAAAGACTAATTTGAAATCGATTTTGTTTTTGTCGTTTACCCTATTTTTTCTTTCGAAATCGGTATCTTTTAAAATCACTGGTATTTGCTCGTGCGATTTAAAGAAACCTAAATATTCCGTGTCTATTGTTTCACTATCAATTGTTATAGTAGTATCGTCGATTGTAACAAAGGTATTATCGATTGTTATACCTATTGTTGTATCGGTTTGAAAGTCGCCTTTAAATCTAATTAAATAAACTTTTGGCGAATAAACAATTTGACGAACCACCTCTACCATTTCTTCGGTCAACACTCCAGTTTCTATTGTGTACGTTGCCGTACTATCAATATCAGCAACATTCTTACTATGTACGTAAGAAGTATTTACCATACTTGGGTCACGATGTGAAATATTATTGTTAACTCGCTTTATAGTTTCTACTACTTGAACTTTTGAGTTTGGTGTGAATAGTTGATACAATCCATATTTATCTAAGTAAGCGATTAAATAAGGGTTTAAACTCTCACGAATTAAAGTTGATGTTAATGGTGTTTTTAAAATTATATTGCTACTTGTGGCATCTTCTAAACTTTGTGTAAAATCGAATGATTGTTTAAAATAGTCGTGAATACGTTCGTCGTGCCATAAAGTAGGTAAAGTAAAAGTTTCTTCGTTATTGTAGCGATAACCTAAAGTAGCGAATGAAGTTCTAAAATTACGCTGTTCTATTTCGGTTTCGGTTTCAATATCCGCTTGTACTTGCCAAAAAACACCCTGACCACTTACGGCTGCCAAACCTAATTCGTTATAAGCAAAGTTAGGTTCGTTATTCTTACCGATTATAAACGCTTTTATTTGATCAGAAATTTCAATATTAATATAATTATCCTCTGCACTAACTCTGTCTTTTTTGAATATGTAATTTGGTGCTCCTAACGGCTGGTTTAATTCGCCTCTCCAAATCCATAACTTTAAAGTAGCTTTTGTAATACCTAATTTTTCAAGTCGAATATGTATCGGTGAATTAACAAATGAAATATCTTCAATACTTTCAATTGGTGTTACTCCCGATTCTGTTGTAATAACATTACTTACTTCTTGACCCGGAAACAAACGCAATCTAAATTGTTCATTAGCCTCAAAGTACTTACCACAAACTGGTGAAACTAAAGTAAGTGTTAAGTCACTCGTGTACGTTAGAAAGTTGTTTGTACTTCGGTCTAATATTACTAACGTAGACGAACCCACAATAGTAAAATCAATGCAACCGCTTATAGGATTGTAATTGTCAATTGTAACACTTGCCATTTATTTCTTAATTATTTGGTCATTAATATTTTTAATTATATTCTTTGTTGCTTCTGGAATAAGTTCTTTTGTTTTAATCCATAAAGCGTTTTTTTCGCCTGAGTTTACGCCTCTTGGATAATTAAACGCTCCGTAGTACAATTGATAAAGATTAAGTTCTGTATCGCTTTTCAATCTAAAATTAACCTCATCTTGTAATCTACCAGTATCACGGCGAAGTGTTGGACGTGCCTCATCAATAATCAAATCACCAACTTTTAAAAGTTCTTCTCTAATTATTTTATCCGCTTTTAATTGTCCTTTACTCCTCCTCTTTGCCATCTTCCTTTTTTCGTTTTTTCAGTATTGATGCTATATATTTTTGAGTCATTGTTTTAGTAGTTGATGCTAATGATTTCTTTTGACTTGTACGACCTTGTTTGGTTTTACCTTTTTCGAATGTTCCACCGCCTAACTCAGTTAATATAATTTTATAAGGAATGCCATAAGGCATAAATTGCGAGGCTAATTTCTCTAACTGCGAGTTATCTCCGTATTGTCCCCAGTATATCTGCCTAAATATTACCTCGCCTTTAATGTAAGTAAAAGCAATTGAACGCTTTAAAGTGCCTTGGTCAACTCTTGCAGTTGCTTTGGCTTTCGTTACTATTGATTGCGCAATTGCTCTTACTTGTTCTTCTGTCATTTAGTCAATCTTTTTAATCGATTCCAAAAAGTTTTCAACGTCTGCGTGAGTTACTTTGTTTTTGTTTAAATCTGAAACGCTTTCGTTTCTTTTGTCGCTTAGTAAATACTCTCCGAATCTTACTAAATCTCTTTTGTTAAAATATAAAACCATATTCTTTATTTTTCATGGTTATGCTTACTCTTTAGATTTTCAGCTTACTCTTTTTGTTTATTATGAATCGATAAATCAAATTCAAATTGAAATCCATCGCATCCACCAGCACCCAAATTTTTTAAAGCTTTTAATGTGGTTAGGTTTTCAATCATTATATTTTCATCGTTATGCAATCTCGTTATATTATTTACAAATTTAACACAAATTGCGTGAGTTTCATTTATGTTATCTAAATAATTTGTATCGGTTAACAATTTATTATTAGTCTTTTTTGGCTGAATATCTCGTTGGGTAATGATAGTTAATTTATACGAACCGATAATAGCATTAGATAAAACTTCGGTATTAATTAAATCAATGTTAACTAATGGGTAAATGTTTTCTTTGTTAGCATCTATATTTATAGTTGGTACAATTGTAATCGTATTAATTAAATTCTCACTTTCAAAGTGATTAATTACAAAGTCGTTAAGTATTTGTAGTTCGTTCATTATTGCATATTTTCTATATTCTTTTTTCGTAGTAAGTACTCACCTAAATAAAGGAATTTTGAAGTATCCCATTTGTCTATTGATTCCATTTTAAAGAAATCGCCCTTGCAAAGTAAATACATTAATTCCATAAATCCACCATACTCACGTGCAAAATCTTGTCGAGCCAACGACCCCTCAGTTACTTTGCCAACTGAAGACGTAGGTGGCGGATTATAGAGATACTCGTAAGGTTTCTTAATCTCGTTGACTCTTTGATAAAAGACTGCATTATTTTCGTACCCTCGTACAAAGTGATTTTATTAACATCCACTTTACCGAACCAATAAATAGGTTTTAAAATACTTTGAAATAACTCTTTGTAAAGTTTATTGTCTGCATACGTTACAGCATCGATAAACCCACCCGCTTTATTTAGCTTTGACAATCTCACAAAATAAGGAATGTATTTTGGATTTTCAGTATTTAAAGCAATTGCGAACTCTTGCATATACAAATCAAAGTTATCTTTAACCTCTGGGTAAAAATACTCTATTGTTTTTTCAAGTATAAACTCAGCATCTTTTGGTTTCTCTGCAATCTCTTGCGAAAACTCCATAAACTTTAAATACGGAATATCGTTTGTTGATTTATATTTTGGCATTTCCTTTTGGTTTTCGTTCTAATTTTTGAAACGTTTCTTTTTGCTCAGCAGTTACAAATACCTTTGCTTCATCCGCATTTTGATAAACATAAATAGTTCTAAGTTTATACAATTCAATCGGCTCATTCGGAAACAATTCTTTAAATGTTTCTTCGCTTTGTAATTCCTTTTCGTCTAACTTTCTAAATTCTTTGTGTAAGAATGGAAAAAAATGTAATAAGTGTTCTTTCATAATATTATGCTTTATAACGTTTTGATGTTGCTTCTGTAAATGCGTAACGCATTGCGTCTATTGCGTGGTTAAAATCATCTATTGGTACTTCTTTATCTTTAGTACTCCAACTATAATTATCTAATTCTGTTTGTAAATTTAATGAATTTTTATCAATTATTAACTCATAATCTAAAATAGCATTAATAGAATCATTTATTTTTGGTTTCTTACAGCTATAAATATTTAATCCTTTGCGTTTTAAATCAGCTATAAACATCGGTACAGCACTATCACACCAAACACGAGTATATCCACATTGCTCTTTTACCTCATCGTAAATTTGTGATGTCGTTTGATTTGTTTTGTAAAACAATTCTTTAGCGTACAGCTTTTTATTTTTCCTATCAACACAAATTTTTACAAATGCAGTAGGATGTGTAAATCCTTGGTCTGCTCCTACGAATACCAAACCAGTATTGTCTTCTGGGAAATCCCCAATTGTGTAATCAAATATAACGCCCTCTGCAGTATCTCTGAAACTTCCTAAAACAATATTCTTATACTCTTTGTATTCTCGTATTGTTTTACTTGGAAGTTGCTCACGTTCTTCTTTTGATAAACTTAAGTAATATTCGTAAACCAAACGTAAACGCTCGTATTCATTCCAATTTTGTATTGCTATGTTATCCTTTCCTAAGTCTAAATAGTTTGTGTGTATGTACATTACATTTCCAATCACTCCATTAAAACCATCGGGAACGCCCTCGTAAAATTGTGAGTATAACCAATGCTTTTTTGTTGGTGGATTAAATACGATTACATTTATACATTGAACGTCTTTAGCACGAATTGAAAGTTTTATCTTTTTCCAATCTTCATAACTTGGTAACTCCTCACCCTCCTCAGTAACAAACATTGAATAATCTTCAAGTGACTTTAATTTTGCGGATTGATTTCCTGAACTTGTTTTGTGACCAGTGATTGAAATCTTACCTTTTGAGTTTTTATGATAATAATCGTGATTTGCATAAACGAACTCGTCTAACAGACCAAATAACTCCATTCTATTTTCGAGTGCTGCCGTAATAGAGTTATCTGTTGAACTCATCGTATAACGAGTATATAATAATCTATGATTCCAATCTGCAGTTGCTAAAACACAAACACAACCAACGCCAAATGTTTTTCCTGAGTCACGACCTCCAGAAACTAAAACCGTATCAACATTTTTATATTTGTCGTTAGATTTTAGTAACTGAAATAATGGTTCGTACTTCTTTGAAAATTTAATCGAACTCAATTTTTGGTCTTTTAGATACTTGTATTTCTCCTTTATAATCAACTGACTTTAAAGTAGGTAAACAGAATTTTGCCATTTCTAAAGTATATTTTACTCTTTCAACTGGTTTTAATTCGTTAAAGTCAGATTGTAATTGTTCAAGGTTGCCCTCAACAAGAAATTGGAATCGCTCACGAACGTCTGTTGTTGTTTTATTTGGCGTTCCTTTTTGTCTACCGCCTAGCTTTTCTTCTCCTTTAGGTCTTGCCATACTACTGATATACTAGTTTAGTATCCACAAACTTACAAAATTATTTTTAATTCTTGGTTATAACTCATTTAAAAATTTAATTAACTCCTCGCTTTGGCCGGATAAAATAATTATATCAGTTTCTATTGCGTGTGCATAAGCTAACATTCCTCTTTCAAATTCAGTTTTATTTTTTATTTCTTGAAGTAGTTTAATTGATTTTCTATTTTTTTGTATCAACTCTTGCATCGGTGTTAGTTCTTTATTCATAATATTTTGATTTTTAATTGATTGCATAATTTAGTAAGACTTAGTGAATAGTTATGCGTCAGCTACGGAGAAACGAACCTCGTTCCAAAAACCATTCGCACTTGTGGGACTTCTGTTAATAGTAGGTACATTTTCCTCTATTAATTTGACACCGTTTTTTTTAAGTATTTTAGTTACTTTAATCCATATTCTATAAATCTTCATAGTTTTATCTGTGCTTCCACAAGAAGCTCTGTAGCCTACAGTTACGGTTTCTTTTTCTTGTAAATCTTTAAACCAGTTGCGGACATCATTTGATGGATAACCACATAATTCATTTACTTTATCATTTTGCTCATTTATTTGAGCCAAAACATTTTCTGATAATTCTAATTTCATTTTATTTATTATTTTTTAACGATTAATATTGTGATAAAATAGCCGAACGCATAACCGCTGGTAAACGATATAGCGGTTTAAGGCTTAATTTAAAGATTGTGAATACTTGTTTATTATTGGCAGAACTGAAAGTTTTGGCTTATCAGTCCGCTACATCGCCTACCAGCATAACGTTAGCAGTAATATTAAAGACGTTCCTTAATAAGATTTACGCAATTTTTGACGTTGTAACTCATTGCCTGTGCTTTCAATTCTCCTGTTTTTATATCATAAACTCCGATACTATAACCATCATTTACACCTTGACAAATACTCATTGGATGTTCTAAATGTGCTGAAATTTTATCGAATAGTTTTTCAAATTGTTTAAAATCATCATCAGATAAAATACTACTGCTAACATCGGTTTTGACTAATGCCTTTGCTCGGTCTTTTTTTGTAAAAATCTTTTTTAAATTCATAATTTTGGATTTATTTGTTAAGTTCTGTCTTGAATTTACGGCACTAGACAAAGCCGAGAAACGTTAGCAGTAATTATTAGAAACCATCGTCAACACCGACAATCATTTCACATAATTTTATTGCTTTTTTCAAATCAGAAGTATCAATAATTATTTTAGTTCCATCTGAATCTTCATCGCCACCATCTTCTAAAACCCAAATAAATAATTCTTCTAACATTGGGCTTAAAACCAAATGAACATTGCTTGTAACTTTATTTACAAAATCAATAATTCCAGTTTCTTTGTCTTCAACTTTTTTAAATCCTAATTTTTCTAATTGTTCGTGAGTGTATGCCATTTTAATTGAGTATTATAACTACTGCTAACAACGGTTATACAATAGTTGGGTTAATTGTTTAATTTAAAGTTTTGTTTGTGTCGGGATAATTTGTGTTAATCGGAAAAATTACGGCTTACTTAATCCCAACCATCGTATAGCCGTATAACGTTAGCGGTTATTTTCGAGCAACATACGTGCAAATTGAATTTCAAACTCATCAACTTTTGCACTTGACCGTCCGTTTAAATCTTCGACACATTCTTTAAATTTAGTCCAATAACATTCAGGCGAACACACCTCGTGATATTCATAAGAATCACAACTGTCATTACCCCATTCATCGTGATGATGATTAAATGAATGCCATTCATCAGGAAATCTGTCTCCTTCGTGTGTTTTTCCGCAAACATCACATTTTCTGCCAATAGTTACGTTTTTAAACTCTGTAACCGTTCTTTTTTCTGTTATTTTCATTTTTTAGTTGAATAAAAAAACAACCGCTAACACTCGTTTTGTGCTATTACGGCAATTTCAGTTAATATTAAATTTTGTTGTTACGTTCACGTTTTTCGGTAGCCGAAAATTTACAGTTCGCTTAGTGCCGTAACAGTCACAAAGCGAGATAACGTTAGTAGCTATGTTACTCAACTAACTGCTCAAGAAGTTCTATTAATTGAAATAAAGCATCAAATCTTAATTGTTCCATTTCTACTTCTTCATTTTGAATAGTTCCGTCAAAATACTCAAAAGTCAATAACAATTCTCCTTTATCATTTACACTATGAACTTTTACTAATTCGGGTGCGTCTTCATCGAATGGTTGAAATAGTATTTCTAATTCATATTCTGTTAATTCTTTGTTTTTTAACAATTGAAGTAAATACTCATTCAAGTATTTTTCCATATCAATTCTAATCTCTTCTAATTTTGAGAATAGTTCTTCTCTTTTTTTGTATGACATAATTTTTCTGAATAAAAACACAGCTACTAACATCGGTTTTAAGAAATAGCGGTTTAAGGCTTAATTTTATGTTGTTTTTGTGTTTGGTTAATTTGTGTTTAATTAATAATTTTTGTGTACTTTTCCGCTACTTCTTAAAGCCGTGAAACGTTGTACGAGATGCGCTTATTATTTCTTCTCAAGCGTTACATTCAATTTATACCCAAAGCAATCCGCAATGTGTTCTAATTTCTTATAACTAATTTCTTGTTGACCGCTTAGCCATTTACCTACGTTGCAAGGTCTGTCCATTCCGACTAATTTTGCAAATCTTACTTGTGTTGTGTTTTGCTCTCTGAAAATTGTCCAGAGTATTTCGTTTTTTTGGTTCATAATTTAAAAATAAAAACGCTCTATTCAAAGGGTCGTAGTCCTTATCGTAGAGCGAATTTTTGTAATGTTTTTAATTGTAGCTACGACTCTACTCTGCAAATATATAAATAAGTTTTTAATAAATCTAATATTTTTTTACTTAATTCCCCAATACACGAAATCTATATATTTCTGCAATTTATCTTTAGTTTCTTTATCGCCTTGAACTATTGCTTTGTGTAGGTCTTTTATTTTTTGGTCTATTGGGTATTTAGGCTCTTGTTTTTTACTCATATCTCTTTAATTTGATATTTTATAAACTCCTCACCTTTTTTTATAACCTTTTTAGTTACGTTTAAATTGTAAATATCCCTATCATTAATGTTATACTTCTTTTGTAATACGTCTAAAAATGGTTTTAAAGGATTATCTATATCACAAAGTGAATTACTGAACCCAAAAACAATATTAATGCTTACACGCTGGATTTTTAGTTTTATATTTGGCAACATTAAAAGTAAATCTTTTTCATATTGCTTATATTCTTTAGTTTTAAATCTACGCCCTTGCCAACATTCATTAACGGATAAAGGTTTTATATTAATTTTTCTCATTTTTTAAATTAAACTAAGTAGTTTATTGAAATCTTTAAAAGTCCATTGACTTAAAACTTTGTTCCACATTGTTAGTCGTGGAGCTTTTTTAATTAACGAAATAGTATCTAATGATTTTATAAAATCTATTTCTTTTTTCGTTACTAAACTATCTAACAAAGTTAATCTATTTTCTGCTAATTGTTTTTTAATATCATTTCTGTAACGTGTAACGTATATTCTTAATCTACAAAGTTCTTTATTTTTATAGTAAAAGTTTCTTTGCGCTTTACGTGCTGATTCTTTTCGACGTTCTTTTTGCTCAGGTGTTAGATTTCCTTTTGTTCTTTCGTAGTGTAATTTACATTTGATTTTATTTTTTTCCCTTGCATCCATTACTCAATAATTTTAGTTAAACCTTTTTGTTTTTGTGAGTTAAAGAAATCTATTAAAACAAGTTTCTTTGCTCTTACTTCAATTTTACTTTTTGCATCTTGGTTTTCGGTGTTGTTAATTAATGCGTTCATAATTTCTTTTATTTTATTTCTTTCGATTGCATCAATTGATTTTTTCATTCCGTACTCTCTTAAAACTTGTGCGTGTGCCTCAGTTAATTTATTTTGATAATACATTTCAAGTTTTGGTGTTTCAGGTGTTGGCATCTTAATTCTGCCTATTTCGATTAATTCTTTGAAAATATGATTAAACGGCTCTTCGATTTCATTTGTAGTTAAATACTCTGAATATTTTTTATTAACCGCCGCAATCATTATTTTTTGTTTTTCTGCATCGCTCATTTTAATTTCATTTTTTAATGGTTCGATTTTTAATTCCATTTTGTTTTCTCTTTTCCATTGCTGGTATTTTTTAAGAACTTGTGAAATATAATTACAATCAAATAGCTGGTAATGTTCTGTTTTCTCTTTATACAATCCAAAACGTTCTAATTCAAAAGCCTTTATTAACTCTTCAAAACTTAAAATAGACCAGTAACCCGTTAGCATTGTAAAAATATCTTTTTTAACAAATTGGTCTATTGGTTTTTTAATTTGCATTAGTGTAGAGGTTTGAACACACCAACCAGCAATTAACATAACAAAGTTAGGCTCATTCTTTAAAACTGATATTTTTTTAAAATCGTAGCTACTTTGTAAATATGATTTTATTGGTAACTTTAAAACATCGTTTATTTCATCACGTTTTACAATGTAGTAGTTTTCTTCGTTTGATAATTGTATGTTACTCATAATTTACTTTTTTACATAAGGGTTTTCAATCATACTCCAATCTGAATTACTTTGAATAGTTGAGAGTGTTTGTCTACCAGCTACAATTGGTTCAACTATTTTATTTTTTAATTCAAAGAACCCAGTCCAAGAGTTTGTTATTGATTCTTCAATTATTTGTTTTGCAATTATTGGATTGTTATTTGAAAACTTTAATAGTTTGTCAATTGCCATTTGTTCAAATTTATCATTCGCATAATTCTTTATTTTTTTTGCAGTTCGGTATTCAATCCACAAATCCCAAATTTCTATAAATTCATTAGGTAAATTTATTTCTTTTTTTGGCGCAACTTTTTTTCTTTTTTGTTCTTGGTTGTTTATTGGTAAAATTTCAATTTCACTAAAACTCTCTTTTGTATTTTGTATATTGTTAATTGGTATATTGGTATATTGTGTATTTATACTATCAATGCTTTCTATATTGCTTTCACTTTGCTTTATATCATGCTTTATAAATGCTTTATCAAGTGCTTTATCAAGTGCTTTATCAAAATATGATATAGCAACTATATTACTTGAGTATTGATTTTTTGATTTTTCAATCAATTCTATAAAACCAAAATCTATTAAATCATTTAAAGTTATAATATAAGTATTATAACTTCTTATACCAATAGCATCTTTTGCCATAGTTGTAGGTAACCCAAATTTAGTTTTCCAACCTAAACGATTGCAATGTTCTAAAATAAATAAATATAAAGCGGAATGATTTGATTTTACCTTTTCAGGATTCTCAAATGCAAAGTCCCACCAATCTCGTATTAACTTAAAGTAATCCATAATTTTAAATGCAAAAGTCCCACAATTCCACCGCGTCTCACTTCGGTTTCATTGTAGGACAATGTATAATACTAACGTTGGTATGTTGTGAGACGCCAACTACATGACAAATATAGTAATTATTTCAATATAAAAAACAATTTAATTAAAAATATTGCTCTATGTTTTCAATTATTTCTTGCTTATCTATTCCTAACCATTTAACAACTACATCAACTATTCTATTGTAGAACTCTGAAAACTCTGTATCGTCCATTTTAGCGAACGAAATACTTTTAGCTTCTTTGACTTCAACGCCCTCAATATTAAACCTTAAATCGTAATATCCAGCCGAAATAGTTAAGTCTTTACGTAAGTGTTCAATGTTGTTATATTGTTCTTGGTTTTCATAAACCATATTTAATAAAGCAAAAAACTTTTTATGAAATTTTAAGTTTCTTTTCTTTGTGAACTCAAATTCAATAGGCTCGTTTAAAGGTACTTTTTTAGCCAGCTCATAATCGGAATTATAAGCCAGCTTAAAAGTATTGTTAAATTGTTTTATTAACGTGAGTTTCATCTATTAAATCAAATGTAGATATTAATAATTTAAGCATTTGATATTTAAAAGGGTAAATCGTCGTGCTCCTCCTCTAACTCAATACTTACTGGTTCAGATGCATCACTTGACTTTTTAGTAAAAACTTTTAAATTTCCCAAGTAAGGCAATGGAACTTCTTTTGCTTTATCTGCTCCAAGTTCTTTGTATTTTTCACTTGAAAGTTTTTGAACTTGAAAACCCCAATTTCCGTTGGTATCTTCTGAATCCATTGTAACAACATCAGTTTGCATATAAACTGAATGCACACCATCTTTTTCAATTGAAGTTAAATAGTTGTCATCAATTGGTAATACTAAACATTTCTGACCGCTTTTAGCAGTAATAATTGAATGTTTCATTTTTGTTAACGCCACGCTCAATGCGTAAGATTGTAATCTTGCCATTTTATAAAATGTATTAATTTAGCCTACCTTTTTAAACTGTTGTCGGCTTTTCAGTTAATGCTAAAGTTAATGTTTCTATTTGTGTTTCAGATAACAAAACTTTATTTTCTTTATGTAAATTTAAATATTTCTCAACTTCTTGACTTCCTTTTGCCATTAAATCCGTAATAGCTTTATCGCTTAATTTTATTGGTGCTGGTTTTTCTGCAAATTCTTTTGTTACATCAGCTAAATATTTAACGTCATCAAATAAACCTAAAAATATATCAGCATTAAAACCAAGTTTTGATATTGCTTTTGTCAAAGTGTCTGTTTCAAGTTTCTTTGCAAAATTGTCATCTATTTTAGTTTTTGCATTATCCATAAATAACTTTTGAGCGTTTTTTATTGGGAACTCGCCATCAGGGAAAAAGAAAATAGCATCTAAAATAACCAAATCAAATTCACTTGCTAAAGTGTAATCAAAATTTAATTGTTTAAACCCCCAAGTTTTACCATAAATACCGAACTGCTCAGTAACATTTTTAATTTGATATTGTGGCGCAATAGAAGTTATATTATTACCTCCTACGTTTGCTTTTTTTGTGTATTTTGGATTTGTCTTTTCGACTTTATTCCAAAGATCTAAGTTAGTATTTTCCATAATTTATGTATTTCTTTTTTTAAATAAATATTGTTGTTCCTCATTCCAAGCGTCAATTCGATGTTTTCTAATTTTCTTATAGTTTTCATCGTCGTAGTCTTTTTCCGTTGGTAGTTGTCTTACTTCCATACCTAAATTATTTAAGTATAGCTTTTCATCGTTTGGCAAATCGTTGTAAATTTGCTCCGATAGTTTTAAGAAATATTCTTTTGACATAAGTTTATTGTTTTTTAATATAATATAATCTACTTTTTTTATTATAAATTACACTTTCTTTATTTATAATTTTAACCTCACTAATTAATATTTTGCAAGGCTCATCTAAATAATAAATATAATCTTTGTCGCTTTCTAAAATAATTCCTATTTCACAAAATTTAGGATTAATATTTGGAGGTTGAAAATAAATTGTTTCACTCATAATTTTTTTGTTTAAAATTAAAGCCACCGAAAAAAGACTATTGTAGTGAGTGTCTTAATTCAATGGCTCGATATTTTTTGTTTAACGCTCACTACTTCGTTAAAAAAGGGTTATTATCTATTTAAATATATAAACCAATACAAAACCATCACTAAAAACCAACTTAACATTTTTAAAATGCTATTTATATTTTTGTATTGGTTTAATTGATGGAATTTATAACATAAAAAGATAAAAGGAATTGTAATAACAAAACCTATAAATACAAAAATGAAATTAAATTGATTTTCCATAATTTTATAAAATAAAAACCTCAAATAAAAATCTTAATCGGTCAGAATTAAGCATTATTCGAGGCGTTATTAATTTTTTGTAAGTTACTGACCTAACTTATTTTTTACAAATTTAGTAAAAGTTTTTTAATTAGAACGTGGAATGGTTCTAAATTATAGACAACTTATTTAACAACGTGTTTATAAGAATGAAAACCGCTTGGATTGTATTCGCAGTCATCTAAGGATACTTTTAAATCCGCTTCTAAAATAGTTTTCCAAGTTGATTTTCTTTGTTTATCTAATGCCATACATTGCCAATTTAAATCTACACTTGCTTTTTGTCTTTGTTTAATACTCCCGTTTGCCTTAAAAGATTTTTCACTTTTATTTTCTGTAGCTATTAATTCTCTTTTTAATAGTTTAAGTTCATTTAAAACTTTATCTATATTTTCAATTTCTTTTTTGTAATTCATTTTTAACTTCTCTTTTAAGTAGTAAATTATTTCTGTAAAGTTCTATTAATTCTTTTGGAATTTGCACACCTATCATTGATTTGTCTTTTTTTATTAGTTGTCTAATGTAATAGTCGGAAGCTAAATCAATTCCTTTTTTCTTTCGTATAAAGTCGTTTTCTTTGTCGTAAAGTCTTTTTTGTGTTTTAGTATAGGCTTTATATTTTTCGCTTGTTGTAACTCGATAATTATGTAAAGAAGTAAATCCGTTTTCTTTTACTCTTTTTTCTTTTTCAAGTCTTTTGATTTTCCAATCTAACTTTCTACACTCTTTACAATAGTTATCACAATAACTTTTTCCTTTGCGTTTTAAAAAGTAGAAATTTGCTAATTCAAAAGTTAGATTACACTTTGCGCACGTTTTCATTTATTTTAATAAATATCATAAATTATCCATAAAACATCGTTTTTCATTTCAAAGTATCTATTTAATACTATCATTCTATCCGTACCCTCGTCTAAAATATCGCCTTTAATTGGGTATAATTTATTTTTAATCATACCAGCTAAAAGGTTTATTAAATTTTGAACGTGGTCCACTCCGTATCTGTCGCTTTCTTCTATTGGGTCTCCGTCTTTATCTGTAAATACAAATTTTAGTTTTGTAAATTCATTGATAATTAATACTTGTCTTTCTGATTTTAATAGTGTCATAATATATAATTTTTAAAGATTATTGTATATAATTTTGGTTAAAAGTTGTAGTTTTTATCAATTATAAAAACTTTGTAAAGCTCTCCAATCGTATGTTCATCTGCAACAACTTTGTTTTGATGTTTAAAAACATACTTTTTACCACTAGGCGCTTTTTTAATATTTCTTAAGCACCATTTTGCAAATTCAATCGCGTGTATTTCATTAGATCTGTCATTATTTTGTGCTGTCATTATTTTTAAATTTAATGTTAGTTTACAATTAGTGTTTTTATTGATTTTATTGGGTTTAACTATTAAAAAATGTATCAATACAATGTTTTTTTAGTTAAGTATTGTTAGTAAAATTTTCCTAAAGTGTGCAATTTCCACAACAATACACTTTAAAAATTTAGTAAAATTTTCCTAACTTTATTTTTTATTCAACATTTGTAATTCTAACTTTTTAATATTAATTAATTGAGTAGTCAAATTACTTATTGCATTAGCTTGTTGAATGTACTCTTTGTCATTTTTCACCCTTGCAATTGCATCAAAAATAATTTGTTGCATTTTATCCTCTTTTGGTATTTCTGTTATATCTGTGCTCATATTTTTAAAAGTATTAAGTTGTTTTAGTTTTGTTATAAATTCTATTGCTTCGGATTCGTACATATTGAACGTACGTTTGTCTGTTATTACAACAAAAGTTGCACTTACTTTCTTTACTTTTTGTATTTTAATCTGTTGATTTTCGTATAAATAAGTGTTTCCGATTAATTGTTCAAGTTTATCTGTTATGTTCATACTCTTTTAAATATAAATCGATTAAATGTTTTGTTTTTTCTAAGTCTTCGATGAAATTACCTTTTTTTCTGCACCTTACAATTCTTTTAATCAAATCGAATTCGTATGAATTAAGTTCTTGGTCGTCACAAAATTTGTAGATACTTCCTTTTTCGTTGTTATAGTGTTGCGGTGTCATAGTTCATTTTTGATGGGTAAATATAAAAAGTTTCAGTTATTCGTATTACTTCGGGAATTTTAATCGGTTCTTGCTTTTCGTAGTTAATCAATTTTCGTGCTTGTGATTCGTTGTATAATTTAGCCTTTGAATTTTTTGATTGTCCTATTGGCTCTAATTTTAAAGCATAACGCCTACGTTCTAAAGTTGGAATTTTTATATTATTCTCTTTTGCTATTTGTTGGAGTGTGTATGTTTTCATAATATTACTTCGATTCCTTTTGCTAATTCTAAAGAGTGTAATTCGAACTCTTCTTGTATTTTTGCTAAGAACTCTTTATGTTTTAAAAGTTCACGTTCTAAAGCCTCAATTCTTAACGCTTGGAATTTTTCTAAATCAGTTTGAGGTGTTCTGTCTATTGTATATAATTCGCTCATAATGTTATTTGTTTAAGTGTATTTTATAAATTAATTTAATTTGTCCGCTTACTACTATTTTATCATTTCCGTACATCATTTTTATATCAGGACGAGGCAACGCTCCGCAATAAAATTGTAAACCGAATTTATCATTTATCGGAACTTCTAAATTTGTTCCTATTCCAATAGTCATAAATGATTGTTTCATATCGTAGTTAATTCCACCACCCCAATTGTCGTATCTATTAATTAAAGTAGGTTCGATTGTAGGTGTTAAAACCATTCCTAACGCCTCAAATCTATAACCGATTGTTCCATACATTCTGTTAAAATCAATTCGGTTAAACTCTTCAAATCCAATTCCAATTTCAACGTTATTGTTACCCACCATTTTAAACTCTAACATATAATTTAATTCGGGTTTGTCGTTAGTCGGTGAACTTCCAATTATTGCGTTTCGTGGGTCGAACCCAGCTGAGAAATAAACGTGTTGCGCATTAACTTGTAATGCAAAAAGCGATAATAATAATAATTTTTTCATAATTTTTGTTTTAAAGTTTGTAATCTTTTTTTAGTCACTAATTGACCATTAATGTAATATGCGTTTCTTTTTTCGTTGTAAGTTAATTTTCTAAATACTTTTGTTCTTTTGTGTGGGCAGTGTTCTAATTGGTAAAGCAATCCGTCACTTAAGCAAACTATGTAAGGATATATTTTAAACGTGTATAATACAGATAGTTGCATAAGTTAGTAAGTGTTATACTATAGTTATAAGTAACTTTAGGACAACCGCTACTCCAAAAGAATAACGGTATCAAAAATATCTTTAAGTTCGTCTAATTCGTCACAAGTACACTGTTCAAATTTCACATCGTTATCTTCTTTTAAAGAGACGGTACATCCTTGTTTTACGTATTCTCTTAAACTTTCTTGCCAATCTTCGCTTTCATAGCAATAAGGCACACTTGATGCAGCAAAAGTTTTACCGCATTTACATTCAATTGTTTGTGTCATAATTATTTCTCTTTTTTATAAGTTTCTAACATTTCGGACATTGTTTTATTCCAATTATTAATATTATAATTTCCTTTTTTTGTTAACCATAAGCCAAAATCTATCATTTCTTTATCTTTTTCAATCTGTTTAATTCGAGACCTTTCATTACTTTCTTTTATCCATTTACTAGGATTTTTAGAAACTATTTTTCCTAATTTTTCACTCAATTCTTTGTTTTCTTCCGTTTGTAATCCCATAATAAAAGCTACTTATAACATCGGTTTTGACTTATTGCCGTTTTCGGCTTCATTTAATGTTGGTTTTGTACTTTCCATTTTTTGTTTTTAATTTAAAGATTAGGTCTTATTTTTCGGCAACAAGACAAAGCCACATGCGTTATGCAACATTAGTACACAACGTGCTTATGATTACCTTTATATCGGATAGTTCCATCATCGTGATAATATAAATGCGTATCACAAAAATCTCGAGAATAAGATTTGCATTTTGGACAATATTCGATATTATCTACTATTTCAGCAATTTCAAAAGGATTTTTGCTTTTTTTAAAATAGTTTTCTATTTCTATCAATTCATTGATTAAAGTAAAATTCGCTCCTTTACCTTGCAACTCAATTCCATTAGCAATCCATATTTCTGCTACATTTTTATTTTTAATAAAATTTGGTGCTATAATTTCTTTTTCACAACCTCCAGAGCCACTATTGTATGCAATTAAATCTTTTGAATCATTATCATTTATTTCAAAATCCCAATGGTATAATCTCCAATAAGCACCATTTACAGCATTTGGTATATATGAAACAGAATTTACTAAATGAGGACGTTTATTTATATATTCAACATAAATAACATAATGAGTTTTGTTATCATCGACAAAACTAGGGCAACGTTGCATAACAGCCATTTGGAGCGATTGGGCATCAGGTTTAATTTGATTATTATTTTGTGTCATAATTATTGTTTTTGTAGTTAAAAATTTGGCTTATTTAGCCCCAACCGCACCAAGTGGCAAAGCGTTATAAGAAATAGCTACGATTCGTTTTCATAAGATTTTTTGAATATTTCTAATAACTCTTTAGTGTTATATTCGGCATATATTGTATCTTCATTATATTGAATTACTAACCATTCTGCAAAATTAATGGCAAAATTATCGCAAATTTCTATACAATCATTTGTGTCAAATTTTAAAAAATGAGGTTTACAATTTTTTAGTACTTTTTCAAACTTATCTTTTAATTTCATAATATTTAGTTTTAATTACCCGCTACTTCTTATAACAGGTGTTTGTAGCTACCAGCCGAAAATACAATGCGTGTAGGCTGGCATCTACAAGCACCGAAACGTTATTGATAAATCGGGTTTTCTTTTCGTATCTCTTCTACGTCACGTTTAAAAGCGTCTATTATCACTTGTGGAACGATTTCGTAGTAAGATAATACTTCTTTGTAGTGTTCGCTTAAAATAACTTCTTTTGGTGTTTTTGGTGGTGTCATACTAAGTCAGTTATTTTAGTTGTTACTCTACCTAATTCTGAATATATTCTTGTATAGTAATCTAATACACTACAAAAAGATAAATAAGAATAAGATGTGTCAATTACTTTATTATCTAAAAGTATTTCGTATTTTTTTGTTGGCATAACTTTTTAATTTAAATTGTTTAACATTGTTTCGATTGTTTTGGCGCACTCTTGTTTTATGTTTTCCTCGCCTAATGTGTTTATGGTTAATTTCTTAACCCACAACCTAACGAGTGTTATTTTCTCGTTAGGGTCTACTTCTGTTCTGCCTCTTTTTTTCATATTAATAAATTAAGTTTTTTATTTCTGATAAATTATTATATTCTATTTTCTTATCTTGACATACTTGTATCGCAAAATTTATTTTATTTAAAACAATTCTGATTGCAAAAGGCTTTAATTCTTTTTTTGTTAAAACATTGCCATCACTATTAAAAACAACGCTTAATTCATTATAAGCGCATTCTAACATTTTGTTTAATTTTTCTTTAGTTGTCATAATTTCTATTTTTTTAATTGTTATTATCTGAGTACAAATATACAACCCTTTTTTACATTTAAAAACTTTTTAATAGTTTTTTTAAAGTTATTATCTTATTTAAATTCATTCTAAATAAAAAGCCGTAATTAAACGGCTTTGATTTTAATGTTAAACTTAGATTCTGCTTCGGCTATTGTGTAGGTGGGCGTTAGTATTTCTGCCCATTGACCTTTTGAGTAAACTACAAAACCCTTTACTTCTAAATAGTCTTTTCTAAAGTCATAAAAATAGTCCATGTCTTCTGGAAAATTATCTTTATCAATAATGCAATCTTTTAAATCGTTCCAAAAAGGTCTATGAATATGAACACCCTCTTTAAACCCCCTCTTAATAGCCTCTTTAACAAGTGCCTCTTCTACTTCTTTTTTTGGGGCTGGTTCATTATTATCTATATAAGTACAAGCCATAGTATTGCTAAAAAAACCATTTTGGGTAAATCCGTAAGTATCCTTACCTCCATTCCAAACTAATAACTCACCTTTTCTTTTATACCATTTCCCAACTTCCAACTCCGTTTTAAAACACTCTTTAAAAGTATCTTTTAACCATTGCGGATTTTCGTAAGCGTGTTTAATCTCTTTTGCGGTTAGTTGGTAAAGTGGTTCTTTGTAAGATATTATTTCGGCGTATTGTCCATTATGAAATAAAGAAACGTAAGAGGTATCATTTTTAATAGAATTACAAACAATTCGACTTGAATACTTGTTTAGATACTTAATTGAGGTTGTGTCAATTTCAAAAATTTCACCTAGTTTTTTATTCTCATTGCATATTACCTCTTTAGCATTTTTAAAATACTCTTTTACTTCTTGTAATGTTGGTTTACTCATAATATTCATTTTTAAATTTGTTTAATAATTCCTTTGTTGTTAGTTTTGATTTATTGATTATAAGTTCGTGTAGATACCATTCGGCAAACTTACACGTAAAATCGTTAGTGTTTGTCGTTCCTTTTATCAGTATCAAAATAAGTCCGATAAATAGAAATATAAAATAGTGCGTGTCGTAAAATATACCAGTTAATATCCCGAGAGCGGATAAAATCATTCCGATTAAAAAAAGTGTTGGTTTCATTTCAATACATTTAAAATTTTAGTAAATCTACTTTTGACAATTCCGTTTGTCATTTGTGCGCATTCGTCAATATATTGTTTAAGCAATTCTTGTGCTAATTCAATCTTTTTCTCGGTTTCGTAAATCGCATTTTCTAAAGGTTCGTAATCATCGAACTCTCTTGCAAAGTCTAAACACTCTTGTAGCGTTTGCGGTTCGTTTGGTTCTATACCCTCAATCTCGTTTGGGTTTAGAAAATCTAAATCTTCTCTACTCATCTTTATTTATTTTTTTTTAATTGTTTAATAATTTCTTGCAACCCATCTGCAATTGAAACTCCATCTTTTAAGCGGATAGAGTAGTTTATGGATTTGTTTGTTTTAGATAATAGAGATACTTTTAAAATATCCCTATTATCTTGTGGTCTGCCAGCTACATACTCTTTATTTTCTGACTCAGTAGTAAAAACACAATTTAAACCATTATAAACTGCGTTATAAGTTTCTTGGTAATATCTTTCTGTAATATTCAAATCCTTTAAATCACATAGGCATATTATCTCAAAATTATGGTTTTCAATTCCATATTTTAAAAAAGAATAATGTAATTTTAATTGTAGTTTGCTACTTTTGATATTATAATATTGTCTAAATCTCCTTTCAATATTGGTACTTTGCCCAATATAAACTTTACCTTTTGGATTAGTTATTTTATAAATTCCTACCATAATTTAATATTTATAAGGATAAACAATACGAGCAATAGCTTTTAAACAATCCTCTTTTTTTTCACTTGGAATAAGTACATGTAAAGTTTCTGTAATTACATTTTCTTTGTACTTTGGTTTTGCTCCGACTTTCTTTTTTTCTGTTTTCATAATTGGTTATTTAAAATTAATAAGCAAATGTAATTAATTAAATTGATTAATTAAAATAATTTGAATTAAATAATCAATATTTTTAATCATTCTAAATAAGGTACAAAAAAAGCGATGTATTTCTACACCGCTTTAACTAACCTAAACCAAAAAAACTTAATTATGAAAAAACTACTAATCGACCGAGGACGCCTCAATCCAATATCAATAGTCAGTAACAAACTTAAACAATTAAATCGATTTACCAAAATATTTCTTATAAAAAAAATAAATCGGAATAATTAATAAAAACCAAAGTAGCCACCAGTACGAACTTTTACGCTCGGTTTCTTTTATCTTTTTATCAATCTTTGTTTCTGTCTTTACATTTGCTTTTTTAACGACGTTATTTTGAACAACTTCCTTTGCATCGGTAGTAATATTATTTTTCTTTTTCAGCGTCTTAAATCGAACGTTTTTGTAAACTTTGCCATTTATAACTATTTCTTTAGTGTTGTCAATTGGTTCTATTATTTGCTCTTGAATGTCGGTGCAATCAATTACTTTCACATTCGTTTCAATTTCGGTTTTATCGGTAATAATTTCGCTTACTTCTATTTTCTGAACTTCTTTGACTTTCTCGGTATTTGTTTTTCGAGATGCACAAGAACAACCCAAAGCAATTAGTAGAACAACAAAGAATAACCGCCACCCTAATCTTATGTAATTATTTATTGTATGTGCAATCATAATTCTATTTCTTTAAATGCATTAATAATTGACTCTTTTGTATAACCTACGCAAACTAATAAATTAGTTACAATTTCCGCTACTTCATCAGTAGTTAAACTATAAAAATCGGTTTCGGTTGTGTGTGTTTTGTCGTGTGCTTCAATGCTTATTTTCATAATTTTCCGTTTAAAATGTTTTTAACATCGTTTAATATTCTTGTGCTTTCTTCTCCCCAATACATATCACATTTTCCTTCTTTAATTGGTGCCTCAACAAAATACGATTGCAATTCGCTTTCTGACTTTGCCGTATATCTGTAACAAGTATCTTTTAAGTTGCAATTTTTTCCGCTACATTTTGTGATTTCCATAATCTTTAGGTTTAAATTGATTTTCGTAGTACGTACTATTTTTAAATTTTGGTGCTATTATTTTTCTATGTAACTCGTTTACTCTTTCAGAATTTACGCCTCTACTATAGTAGAAATTAATAACTTTTTTTATTCGTTGGTAAGGTGTTTGCATAATATAGCCTTTTTAATGTATAAAGTTAGTTTATAGCCTTTTTAGGTTAAAAAATATGTGTAATTCGCATAATTTGTCCGTGTTCTTTATGGTGAACAAAACCCTCAACTGCTTTTGGTGCGTGTTCGTAGCCGTTTCTATGATGCCAACTATCTGTACCACTTGGAGAGCGTAAACCCTCAACACATACGCTCATTACGTCTTTACTCCATTTATGATGTAAATGATGCACATAAATATAACGATGTTTACTTTCGCTCCATTCTTTCGGTGCTTCTGTAGCCATTAACATTGGTAAATCTAACATTTTTGCTCCATCTCCGTGAGTAGTTCCAACAAGGTTATTATAATATTGAAAATATTTTCTATGTGAAATTGCACAATCAAATTTTACATTATCACAATTTCTAAAATGCGTTTCTATTAATTGTGCTAAAAAGAAACCATTTGTATAATCGTGGTTTGACGGATTAAAAACAACATCAACATCAGCAACAGATATTAATTTTTCAATAATATCTACATACAATTGTTTAGCTATTAAAAAATTAGAGTGCCACATTCCGTCCGTATCTTGTGGTGTTCCGCTTGTTGTAGTTCGTTTTGGGTTGTCAATATGTAAAACATCGTTACCGATTACGAATAATATTTTATCAATATTTAAACTACTAACTTTGTTTAAAATTCCATTAACACCATTTAGAACTCTTTGTACTGCTATTTGATTGTTATAATTTTCACCAACTTCAAACGCACTACATAATTTGCCGATATGTATATCTGCTGGATCAATAACTAATAAATGAGCCTCGTTTACTTCTTCTCTAATATAAGTGTTGTATTTTGGAGAATATTGCTTTAAATCGCTTAAAAGTAATGTTTTTAATTCTTCTATATCTTTTTTAGTTTCTCCTTTTATAGGCTCAGTAATTACCCATTGTTGCTGGGTTGAAACATTTGTAGAAACTCTTTTAATTTCGTGGTTTAAAGGAATATCGATTAACTCTTTAGGGCTTAGTTTTTCGATTGTAGATATTACTTTTCCATTTTCGTTTAAAGTACGTTTAACCTCTTTAAATTGTGTTTTGTGTAGTTCCCTTAGTTTTCCGAGTTGGTTAATTTCGTCGGGTGACAAACTATATTTCGGGTTGCCCTCTTTATACTTTTGTTTCACTTCAAAACCTAAAGCAATAGCCTCAAGATGTGTTAATCTACGTTCAATTTTCATAATTTATTTGTTTAAGTTACCCAAAACTAATAAATTAAACTTTATATTACAAAAATGTAAGTAATTTATAATGATTTTAAATAAATATTGTCGCAATTGTAGTTAATATTTGCGACAAAAAAACCACCTCGTTAGAAGTGGTTAGTGTCTGGCGTGACAAAAGGAACATACATAAAGTACGTTATTCTTTTACTTCAAAATGCATTGCGTCAAACCCCTTTTCTTTTCCTAAACTTACAAATCCGTTTTTATAGAATATATCAATCATAGGTTTATATTCGGGTTTAGAAAATTGAGCGTTTGACCATTGTGTTTTTAATTGGTTTCGCTCAGGGTCAAGGTCGATTGCTATTCCCCACGAGTGACGGCTTGGTGCAGTTCCGCCACGCATTGCACGAAAATTAAAACACCCACCAAATAAATCAATTCCTAATTCAACTATCTTTTCATATCCGTAAACTTCTAAAAGTTCCGTAAATACCGACTTAAATTTATCGTGTACTAATTTGTGACATTGCATTTTATTTACTTTTACATTTTTATCCCAACTTAAACGCATTGGATAAGGTAATTGTAAAGTGACTAAATAGTTCGGGTTTTTACTCGGTATTCCGTATTTATTAGTAGCTTGTGTTGTTGTTATCATAATTCTATTATTTATTTATAAGCTTAATTAAAGTGTCTTTAAAAGCATCTAAAATAGAAGTTAAAAATGTATCTATATTCCATTTATATATTAAAAATTCACTTATTTTTTCCCCAGACATCGCTATAATAGCTATAAACATAGGTATCATATTTTCACTTGAATATTCTAATACTAAAGGATAAACCAAATATGTTATTCCTATACCTACAACATAGCTTAAAATAGCTCTCAAAGGTGTTATTTTTTCTTTACTCATCATTGTAGCTAATTTTATTGATACTCCGCTAAATGCAGGAAAAAATATTTTACAAAAAAATTCATATAATTGCTCTAAAAAATTATGGTTTTCTCCTAACATAACGAAATACTGATATTAATATTAATACTATTGCAAAAACAATTTCATTTATTCCTAAAACTAAAGGATTGAAAAATAATTCATCAAGTAAATTATTTATACTCAATCCAAAAATTAAAAACGTACAAAAATTTTTGATATAAGAATACAAATACAAACTTACAACAAAAATTAAAACACTTTCTGAAATATAATAAAAATGTTTAGGAAATACAAACGCAAAATTACGCACTGATACCGAAAGCATCAGTGCGAAAATTAAAATTGCGTTTAATATTTTGGTTTTACCTATCATTTGGACGACCCCCAACGATTAATACTTTTGTTTTTTCATTAGTCATCACTTCGACTAATTGCTGAGCTAATTTCATTTGCTCTGGTGTTGCTTCCTTGTCAAAGGAAACAATAATAAGTTGTTCTTCTGTCATTTTATATTTGTTTTATTTATACATTTCTACTTAATGTTGTTTGAAATGCTTGTACTAAAATGTAACTATTTAATACTTCTGCGTCTGTTAATCCATCTCCAATTGATACAAATGCATATTGTCTATTTGAAAATGCGGTTGCAGTGTTATTATTATTCAAAGCTGATAAATATATATTTCTATTTGAAATTGTATCTCCCGAAGTAGCAGTGTTAATTAATACACCATTTTTTAAAATTGATGTTTGATTTGTTGTGTTTTTTCTAACTAAATAATGACCTAAAGAGTCAGTCATAAAATTAGCTACAAAATTACTCCCGATATCAAAATAACCATTGCTATCACTCCATCTACAAGCCATTACCATAGCGTCCGAACTAACTGAATAAGAACCGCAATCCCTAACCGCTTGAGCTGAATTTGTCCTACTATAAATTGAGATATGTTGCGATGTAGTACTTAAATTAGCACTTGGCACAAAAAAAGTATTTGCAAAAGCATTGCTTCCATTACCAGCGATTCCATTTGACGAATGTGTAAAAGTTCCATTAAAAGCTATTCTAAAAGCTACATCTAAATCTCTCGGGTCTTTTAGATTGAATTTATGGGTAAAAGACGTACCGCCAACAAATGGATAAATAGCGTGCATTTTATTCCAAAGACCATAACCTTTCAAATCTAAAACTAATTGATTAACCGCATTAGAAAGATTTTGTCCTGTAATTTCTTGTGGTGTCCCTGCAAAAAATATAGTTCCATCATTAGGAATCCCAGTTGCCGTTAAAAATGCTTGTGCATCTGCATCGTAACTGGTATCTTTTTCCCACACCAAATTACTACCCAAATAAACTTTATTTACTTGAGTACTTCCAATTTTACAATCAATTATATCTGTACTTCCTATTTTCATTATACTATAAAATATAAAGTTGTAGCGTCGGGTGTTGTTATTGCATCATATTCCGCTTGTGTTACGGTCTTAATAAAATTAGTATCGTAAGTTGTACCGTTGTCTTTTGCTATTTTAGTATCAACATAAATCTTTTGTGGGTAACATAAATCTGTTAGGTTATCAGTATAGTCATTTTGACCCTCTAAACCTTTAAAAGTAGGTAGTGTTCCATTTACAGTTATATTGCTTTCAGTGACTATTAACTCAGTTGAATTAGAGGTGTTTAAATCATAGTTAATCATCTTAGCTTGGTCGCCAATTACAAAACCAATTCTTTTGTCTGCATCTTCGTAAACCAAACCATAGCCTGAATCGAAAGGCATTCTTAAATCACCACTCATTGTATCGCCTGACTTTAAAACAAAATCGCCCTCACTAATAAAATTCACACTCCATTTTTCAGCACCACCATCTACTAAGACTTTCTTTAAAATACAAAGTCCGTTTACTGGTATCATTGGTGAACCTAAAAACTCAATGCTTACATCAAAGGTTATTTCTCTTGTACTTGAGCTAATGTTTTTTATATAAAACTCTGAATTGTCATCTAACCCTAAAGGAAGTACTACATCAAAATCTTGAGTTAAAACTACGAATTTTTTTGTATCCTCTTGTACTATCGTATAAGGTTCAGATGCTTCAATAAGTTTAACCTCACGAATAGGTAAAGCATCTGCAATAGTTATAAACTCGGTATCGTTTGTAAATTGCGATAATAATGTAGGTTTATTTTGAATAAAATCGTCTTGCGTGTTATCGGCTTGATTCCAATCAGGTTGAACGTTTACTTCTGCCCCCGATTCAATTCCCGCAAGTTTTACTACCTCGGCATCAGTGTAATCATTTGAACTTAATTCTTTACCCGTAACTTTATCAACTTTCGTTGTGTAAAGTTCGGTGTTCATTGAATTTTGATTATTAAAAGCGGTTCTTAACTCATCGCCTAATCCATCATCAGGCATTGAAGTATTATGTATGATTTGTGCCATTTAGTACCAAGTGTTAAAAGGTTTTTTCTTTACTACGTTTTCGATTGTGTATTCAGGAATCGTAATTGTTTTTAAATATGCCAATAGCTGCCCCTCAAAATTAATTGCTAATTTACGATATTTTTCGGCAAGTATTTGAGTTTGTTTTAAATCCGCATTTTCTGCGTTTTCAATTGTCATTTTAACCACACCATTATTAACCACTTTCACACCAGCAAAATCAATAAAGTAAGCGGTTGCGTAATAGGATAAAATGTAAATTAAATAATCATCGTAAATAGTCAAATACTCATCTACTAAAGTATCATCTAACATTTTATTGTATAAATCCTTACCTAAAATGCGTTTAATGTCGGTTACTTGAGCCGTGAAAATATGTGGTTTTAAACTATCAATATCAATGTTACCCGATAAAGAAGTTATTCGTGGTATGTCGTTAGGTTTAAGAAGTAGTTTCATTTGTAATTGGGTCTAATTTAGGTTTTCCTAATAATTT